TAGGTTTACTAAACTACTATCGCCCGGACGCTGTAACATTACTAAGACATAGTCACCTTTAGTGCGCCAATCTTTAACAACTAAGTCTTGATCTTTTTGAACTTGTTCCCATCTATCACTAGGACTATTTTCGTTACAATAATCTCCTTCATCTCTGAAATAACTTGTCCAACTATAACGATGATATGTTTTACCTGGCTTGCCTGGATCTGGGTCTGCCATATTTTTTCTAAAGACTGCACTTTCTGTTACAATATAAGGCTTGCCGCTATCTTTTACATAGTTGTATATATGACCAAGTTTGCGTTCTTTTTTACTTCCTGATTGATTTGATTGTACAAGTACATCTGCATTTTGGATAGATTCTTTGTCAGCATAAGGAACAACCTTCCAAGTAGTAGGCAAAGGATGCCAACTCCATAATAGTTCTTTAATCGCTACTACGTTCATTTTTGAAAAGTAATCCTGTTCGTGCTAAAAATTTATGTTTCTTTTTAGTTCCCATTGTAGAATGTCTACGCATTTCTTCTGTTGCATCTTTTAAATATTTAAAACCGTAATTGGACATTTGTTCAATCCAATACTCTTGTGTGTTTTCATTTACATGATGATGGCCACCGTGACCAATTGGAGCATATGTCATAATTAAAAATTTACATTTTTGCATTGCTTGTACATAGTTAGGAATATATTCTTCGTATACATGTTCAACAAACTCAACACTCCATGCTAAGTCGTAACTTCCGCCTACTGGTGCTGGACCTTTAGTAAAGTCGTGTATAATAAATTTGCTTTCATTATAACGTTCAAGTGTATAATCGCCGTCAACTCCGTATGCATCAACACCTAAACTATTAGCAAGTTTGACCATACCGCCTGGACCACAACCAACGTCTAACATTGATTGTACACCTAGTTTATCTATCGCCCAGCGTAGTGTGCCTTCATCAGTGTGTGTTTTACCTTGGTGTCCGCCTAAGTGTGCTTCAAGTTCCATGTTGCTCTCGTTCTGCTCTTGCTTTCGCTAATGCAAATCTTTTTAAGAATTTTTGTTGTAATCGTTCTTTACTTTTACCTTTTGTATGTACCATATGACTGTTAATGCCACTGTTGTTGAAAGGACTTTTATTATCCTTTGGTGTAGGATTTAAATTTAGAAAAGGTGTTTGATCTTCGTATCCTAATCTTAATTGATAGAATACCCAACTGTCGTGTGTTTCTCTTAAATGCTCTAGACCACCTAAGTATTCGTTTTCAAATTTTGCAAGAAAATCTTTAGCAAACTGTGTGTTAAGATTATATCCCATTAATCCGCATTCGTCATATTCTGCAGGACGTCCTAAGTAACTAATTGCCTTATCGTCTGGTAATAAGTAATCTAACCATTTGTGATCAATCATATTATGCATAAGAACATCAGCATCTAACCAAAACAGTTTACCACTGTCATGTAGTTTTGCTTCTTCAAATATAGCAAAAGTTTTGTGTGCAAACTTAATACCTTGCCATTTAAAGGCCTTTCTATTGCCTTCTAATTTGCGTCCGATTTGTCCGTTGTAATGTGGATCTTGTTTGTGTTTAGCAATAAATTCTACTAAAGGTTTGCAGTCGTATAGTGGCTTTAAACTTACACGTGGCTCCGGAAAAATACCAATATCGATATTTTCTTCACTGTAAATTACAATGTTTACATCTTCTGGTAAACATTCTACCCAACTATTAATATTAATTTTGGAAGTACTATTCCAATATGCCTTGTTTAGGCTAGTAACAAATGTATACATTAAACAGACGCATCCTCCATGCCAGCAACTCTTAACTTTACAATATTAGTTATCTGCCACTGCTTTTGGTCAAGGCCTTTTAAGACTCCTAACCATTTGTTACGCATGAGGGCGAATTCGTTTATAATTTTTTCGTAGTCAACAACATCTGCTTCACCATCAACATACTTTTCAACATCTCTACTTGACAAAGAACGTTGATAGTTTTCAAGATATTTTTTGAAATACGAACTACGCAATCTACGTAGTTCGATATTCAAGTAATTTAAAATGGCTTCGATTTCTTGAAGTTGATTAAATCGATGTTCAACCAATCCAGGCATAGCACTAGAAGCACGTTCAACATTACCAGTTAGTTTAACTTCTTTCTTTGCATCGAGCAATTCTGATTCAAAGTATGCAACTGCATCTGGTATTCTACTTATGTTTCTTGATACTTCACTATACCACATTATTCTTCCCAATCAAATCCATCTTCATCGTCAAATACTTCTTCTTCATCATCCAAATAATATTTTATTGCATTGTCAAGTATTTCACACGATCCCATTGCTTCAGTAAATGTGTTATCTTGTGTTCCCATATCTGCTAACAAATCAACAAAGCGTTCTGCCGCTGTACTGACATGTTTTTTATCTAGATATTCTTTAAATAACGTCCAAGTTTCTTGTATTTGATCTTCATTCATGTGTAGATAATTCCTCAATTTGATTTTCAGATAATGCTTCTTCGACATTGTCTTCTTCGGTATTTACCACAGGCTTTGTCTTTTCTGCATATTCCGACATAATCAAATCGAGTTTTTCACCTACCCATTGTTTACGATAGTCAATGTGCTCTTCTCCATTTAGATCGATATATTTAAGTCGATTGCCTTGTTTTTCTAACAAGCCTTTCTTCTCAAACAGTTCAACAAGACCACTGTAAGGATTCATACCTGTTTCGTATGGAATTTTAACTTGTACACCTTCAAACGGTTTTGCATAACGAGTCTTCATTACTTTACAACCTGCTCTAATACCGCGTACTTCGCTAATTTTATTACCACCTTCATCTTCTTTTAGTTTCATCTTTTTCATTGCAACAACAATACTTGATGCATAGATAAAGCCTTGTCCACCACTGATCTTGTCATCTGGATCAAACATATCTTGTGATGCATATGTATGGTTAGTACATACTAGTCCTACGTTGTAACTACCAATCATGTTAACAGTATTACGTACAAGTGATGTTAGTGCTTTAGGCTTACGACCCATATCACCTTTCATATCACCTTTGTTAAACTGATCAACATCTGTTGGTGTTAGTAGCATACCTAATGAATCAATTACAAATAATATCTTAGGACGATCTTCTTCGTTCATTGCTTTATAATCTGCCATAAATGTGCTAACAGTTTTTGCTACATCATCAATCATTGACATATTTAATTTAAGAAGTTTATCTTCTCCTGTGTCAACGTCTAATGCTTGTAGCCAACTTTCATCAAGTGCATTCTCTGAGTCAATTAATACTACAAAGATACCTTGGTCTTGTGCGTGTTTTACAATGTTACCTGCACAGAAATAACTTTTACCTGCGCCTGATTCTCCTGCAAACACTGTTACCTTGCCTAGTGGAACGCCTCTATGAAAGTCGCCGCTAATAAGATAGTTTAGTGCATATGAGCCTGTGCTAATCCAATCTGTTGGATCATTAAAGCCACTACTCATACCTGTTATACTTTTAGTTAAGTCCTTACGGAACTTACTAACATCAAATGATTTAGCCATAGTTTCTCCTTGTTAAAAGCTAATGTAGGGGAAATTAATCCCCTACAAACGATTAATTATTTTATGATTGACGTGCTCTAATCATTGCAAGAATGTCCGATCCGTCACCTGCTGGCGCAGCCGCTGCTGGTGCAACCTCTGCAACTGGAGCCGGAGCATCTTCTGCTACTGGAGCAGTTGGTGCTGTTACTGGTTCAGCTGTCATTGATGTTGCTGTGCCGTTAGCTGATGATTTGTTTGGATCACCAGTACGTGCAGCCATTCCGCTTGGACGGAAATAATTGCTCCAACGATCCGGATCATACGCTTCACCGTCTACCGATGCTTCAAACATCTCTTGCATAATTTTAACTTCGATTTCACCTGGCTTCTTAGGAAGGAAGTCATTAAGATTAAACAGTCCGTGTGTATTAACTGCATTCATCTCGGCATCACTTAATGGACGCTCTCTACGTGCCCAATTACTTGTGCCGTAGTCAGCATATCCGCCTTTTGAAGTTTTATTAAGACGGAAGTCTACACCAGCAGTA